CGCCTGCCGCAACGACGGCGCCGATCCCGGCCGTAAACGATGCCGCATTGCTGTCGGTTACGAAATGGCGCGCGCCTTTGGTGCCCGCACCGCAGGCCGGAAGTGAAGCAACTGCAACCGCCCCTGTTTGCACATATCCGGCGAATGTAGCGGCGCCGACCTGTGCAAGAGACATCTGGACAGCGTTGCCGTTCGCATCGCTGTTGAGGATGCGGTAGGCGTCGGCCGTATCGCCCTGATTCTGGACGTACCATTTGTTGACGGAATTTGCCGAATAGATCAGGTTTGAGTTTTTCGATGTCGGACTATTGAACTGCAGAAAAGCATTGCCGTTGCTGGCGAGCAGCCCAACTCCTGTGATTGGAATGTAACCGCCGCCGTTTAATTGGATCGACGTAACAAGTGAAGCAGACGGCGTAGACGTGCTTTGAGTTGATTGCAATTCTACGATGGCATCGACGGTCTGCGATCCAGCAGTTGCGTCGGTTTTCCATCCTTGGGCGATATAGTGCGTTCGCGGTGACCACTGCTGCGCGCCAGCGGCGGCAGCGGTTGTGTTTTGAAGGACAGCGCCATCGGCGGAAGTCACGCCCACGCCGGTTCTGGTGATTGTCGCGCTGGTCGTAATCGCAGGAGTCACCAAGGTCGGCGAATTAGAGAACACCAAATTTCCCGCCGTGCCCGTTTCATCCGTAACGGCCGCCGCGAGATTGGCGGACGATGGCGTTGCAAGGAACGTCGCGACGTTTGCGCCGAGGCCGGTAATGCCGCCAACCGGGACGGCGGCGGCGGTGATCGATGTGTTGCAACCGAATCCGGTATTGGTCGTCCAATTGAGCGCGCTGGCGGCCGTGCTGCACGATGGCATCGACAGCGCAGTCGGCGCGGCCGCACCCGCCGTGGCGTTGCCGACGACGGTGTTGGCCGCCTGCGTGGCCAGGGATGAAAGCGGAATGGCCGAAATCGTGAGATTGCCAGTCGCGGCAGCGATTGCCAGCGGAGCGGTCGCGGTAACGACCGGCGTTCCGCTGTTGGTGCCCCACGTCACGGTCGGCGTTCCAGCCACGGCCTGCGATGTCTGCACGACCGAGCCGGACGTAAGGCCGTTGATGATGACTTGGCCGGTCACCGTTCCATTGAGACCGGCAGACAGCTTGTTGAGCGCCAGAAGCGTTCCTATGCCTAGATCAATCGTCGTTCCCACCGACACGCCGCCGCTGTTCTGGATGCGAACGGCCTCCGTCCGCGTGGTCGAATTGTTGGGCGTCGTCTCAAGCGTCAGGAACGTGCCCTGATTGACATCGTTCCAGTTCTGCGCAGCCCAGCCGAACAGCGCGGCTTTGGCAGACGCCGGGAATGCGGTCGCGCCATAGCCGTCGAATATGGCGCCGCCGATCAGCTGACCCGAGGTCAGGGCGGTTGGCGCTATCCCGGTGCCATTGGCATGACGGAACAACAGAAAGGAGCCGACTGCCGCTCCGAAGGAATCGATCTGCTGGAGCGTCTGTATCGCATCGGCATTCGCCAGCCGAAGAAGCGGAAGCCCGGCGGCAGCCGGCAGCGCCGAAAGATTCGGGCTGATGAGAACCGAGCCGCGCGACCAATAAAGATTGTCGCCGTTGGGACGGAAGGTGTCGGGTGCCGTTGCGGAGAGGATATTGGCGGCGCCGACCTGCCCCATGCGATTGTAGCCGGCTTGCGTGTAGTGGATCGGCGGCGCTCCAGTCGTCATCCCGAGGGTCGGATAATCCGCCGCATCCCAGAACACCACGCGCGTATTGAGATCGGCGACCGCGACTTCCTCCTGTGCGGCCTGGACCTGCTGATAGCCGGTGCTGGGAAATTCACTCGTGTTGACGCCGGTTCGGAAGATGTAGAACGGCATCGCCGGCAGCGCGAGGTCGACGCGATACTTCGCGATCATGGCGACGAGGCCGGCCTTATAGTTGGCCTTGGTCGCGCCCACGGTGCCGATATTGATGCCGTGCGCGTCGTTCTCGCCCTGCGCCCACAAGACACCGCGATAGACTGGCGAGTAGCCGGCCGCGGTAGCGGCGGCAAGACCGCTGGTCAGCAGCGGAAGCGAGAGAAAGTAATCAGAGCCGGGAACGCCGATGTCCCAACTGCCGCCAGCGCCGGCATTGACTGAAATTTGACCGCTGTCGGTGATGCTGGCCATGACGAACAGGACGCGCCGCCCAGTCGCATTGAACCAAGTCAGCCCGAACTCCGTCCACGGCCCGCCGATCGTGGAAAGATCGGAAATCACGCCGCTGGCGTATTGCAGCACTTTGCCGGCTGGCGTGGTCGGGCCGGTGAGCGATGGCCATGTGATGGCGTTGCTCTGACCGCCAACCAGGAACACGTCGGTATCGGTAAGCGCGGTCAGGCGCGTAATGGGAACGGTGCTGTTCGCCAGCAGGCTTCCCGTCGCGTTATTCCAGATCGCGACGTTGCCGATGGTCGAGGTCAGCGGACCAACGACATTGCCGCTGCCGGCGCCGCCAGCAAGGCATTGCGGTATCAGCCCCGTCGCATCGAAGCCGAGGAAACGGTTGGCGCAGGACGTGGGCAGCGGCAGCGCGCCAAGCACGTTGCCGGGTTGCGAGAACAGCCCGCGCCCGCTCACGTCGTTGATCTTGTCCCAGGTCTCGCGGTTCTGCGCCGTGATGTCGGTGATGACCTGATTGAGGTTGCGCGCCGAGACCCCGGCGTTCTCCGGGAACTGCGAGGTCCGGCGCGGCCGGCGCGCCCCGACGATCTGCAGCGTACCGGTGGCCGCATTGGTCAACGTGATCGAGGCATTGGTGATCGGCCGGCATGCGGTCGCCAGCGTGCCGCTCGGGATCGTCAGCTGCCAATCGGTGACCGGCGTGAGGCGCACGCCATTGAGGAACACTTCTGCCCATGCGCCATAGTCGGTACCGTCGCCTAATAGGGCGAACGTGACCGAAAATGGGCCCGTCGAGGCCGACGGCGCATAGGCTACGCGGCGCTCGCTGTCGGGCAGCGCCGCGACGGCGGGGCAGACCTGGGCCAGCGCCGCCGTAGGGGCGATCAGCGCGAGAGCGAGGAGAAGGCCAGCGGCGAACCTGCGCATGACCGGCAGGATGCCCACGGGCGGCCGAGCCGCAACGCACCGTCACCCATAGCCCGCTCCCCGCTATCCCGGCTGAGAGAGCCAAGCGGTGCTGAGGAGACCGGTATAGCGCGTATACCCAGGATGCCCGTGTCGTGGGCCAGACGCCCGGCCTGCATGAGCCCATGCAGAGGAGGTTGCCGTTCAAGTCCTGGATGCGGGCATAGCGCCGTCCGCGTTTGCCCGGGCCGGGGAATAGCCCCGCGCTTTGCCCCCGGATCGGCCGGGCCCGTGATCGTTGCGGGACAGCGCTTGGCAGGTCGTTGCGCGGGGAATGTAACAGTGTTACATCGGGCGCATTCGGTCGCGGCTTTTAGTCCTCGGCACCGCGATCAGCGCCGGCAGGTCTGATCACCTGACCGGCGCACCTATTTTCACCGCCGGGTGGGCACTCAGTAGGTCCGAAGGGTCCGAAGACCTGGCACCCGCGGCCCGGCGAGCTCAATGGGACAGAGCGCGTGCATCTTGGCTGGGGCGGGAAGCGGCGCAACGCACCGCCGCTACTTGACCGCCTGGCTGAATTCCGGCGCGCGCTCGGGGCTGGTCTCGCCGGGGCGCCAGAAATACGACTGCCCGGTCTCGCGCAGCATGCGCTTTTCCTGCTCGCGGAAGTATTTGTGCGCGTCGGGATCGGTCAGATATTGGAGCTGGTCGACCACGAGGCGCTGATAGGCCGCCCGCGTGTAGGGCAGCGACGAGATGATCGGCACATTGCGGGCGACCTTGCGAACGGCCTCTCGACCGAAGTGGGTTTTCTGTCCTGTGAGCGCCTTTTGCGCGGTGCCGACCGTCAGCGACATGGCGTCGGACGCGAGCGAGATTGTCGGGCCGCTCAGTTGCTCGGCCGGCGTGGCGCCGAACCGGGTGAGGTCGGAAAAAATGAAATCGCCGAGGAGGCCGAGGCCGCCACCCTTGAACAGTGCTTGCAGCCAGAATTTGAGGCCCTGCCCCGTGGTCGGGTCCATCGGCTGCAAATCCTTACCGTTGGCGATGTTGTTCAACTGCACGGCCATGCCGCCGCCGAGCGTGAGCGGGATGAATAGCGCCGCGGCGTAGGCGGCACCCTGGGCAACGCCCTGATTCAGTTCCATCTTGATCGCTTGCATCTGCAGGCCGGTGAACGACAGCGCAAACGACTTGAATTGCAGGCCACTATTGATGATCTCGCCCCAGACCGTGCCGCGCTGCAGGTTCGAGGTGACGATCGAGCGCGAGCGCATGGTCGACGTCGGCACCGCGCGCTCGGTCTCGCCCAGGATCATCCCGAGATAGCGCACACCGAGGTCGCTGTTCTTGACATCGGCGGGCCGCAGATAGCCGGCGCTGCCTTCGGCTGGGATATGCAGTTCGGTCTTGCGCAGGTTGTTCCAGTCCTTTTCGGTGAAGCCGTAATTTTCCATTGATCGTCGGAAATAGGCGTTGCTGTTGCCAAGTTCGGCCCAGGTCTCGCCCGCGTGGTCGGCGGCCATCGCCTGCCAGTCGATCCCGAAACGGTGCTTGCGGGCTTGCGTGATAGCGTTGAGGCCGTTGAGCGTCACGGTGCGGTCGGCAAGCCATTTTGTCACTTCATGACCGCCGAGCGTCCCGGCATAGCGGGCCTCGTTGCCCATGATATGCAGAAAGTCGTCCATGCCGAGCCCGGAGCGCACCGCCTGCTCGCGAGTCTGAGCGCTGCGCATCGCATGCACGATGCCGGTGAGTGCCTTCCAGTGTGGCAAACCGTTGAGCCGGCGCGCGGCATTGTCGATGAACGGGTCGGTGGCCGCGGCAAGAATTGACGTTGCCCCAAGATAGGCCGAAGTCAGCACGTTCGACACGTCGGCGAATCCTGCGGCGAGCCGGCTTGAGATAATTTCAGGTCCGCGCACCGCGTCATAGATGGCTTGCAGCCGGTTTGCCAGCCGGTTGCCAGTATCCTCGTTTGCCTTCCCGGTGTGTAGCGACGGCTCGCCGGTGATCGACTTGGCGACTTCGCTCTGCACAACCTGCTTCATCCAGTTTACGGTCGCATTCGGGTTTGGCCCGAATGTCTCCATGGCGGCAATATCGTGCGCCATGTTGCGGATGTGCTGGAACATCGCCTTGGTCGGGTCGCCGCTGCCAAATTCGCGGTCTGACGCGATCCAATCATCCGCCGTCTTGTAATGCAGGAACCGATGGTCGCTGCGCTGCTTGGCGAGCGCTCCGGTGCCGAACGGCGCCGCCGACGGCTCACGATCGGACCATCCGCCGGTGACGATGCGGTTCCACGAGGCCCGCAGCACCTCCTCGAGCCGTTCCGGCGTCAGGTGGCCACCGGTCAGCGGGTCCCTCATCTTGTCGAGGTCGAGCCGCGGCAGTTCCCTGTCGCGCCAGAAGGCGTATTTCTCGGCCGCCGTTTTGCCGGGCACATTGAGCAACGCAGCCGGGCTGTGATGCTGTGGGAGAAACCCGTAATCGAGCTTGCCGATGGCTTCGAAGCCGGCCGCCTCGTTGAACTTCTGGCGCAGTTTTTCGAATGCCTGCTCCATGGCGTCGGCCATGCCCTTCGCCTGCGGGCTGCCGGTCGCCTCGCCGCGCATCTCGCGCACGACATTCTCGATCCCCGGCTTGTCCATGCGCTTGCCGCTGAAAAATGAGCGCCGGAAATTCGATAGATAGTCCGCCACTTCGGCCTGTGTCATGCGAGCAATGGCTTCGGCGCGATAGCGCCAAGAGGTCGTGCCCTGCGCCTGACTTTCCATCAGCGCGGCGAACGCCTCGAACGCGCTGGAATTACCATTGAGATTGCGATAGCCCTCGGCGAAGGCGCGGATGCGGTTCTGCGCGGCGATCTGTCCGTTCGCGATGGCCTGTTTGATCGCGGCCTCTTGATCCATCTCGCTCGCCATCGCCGCCTTGGCTGCACCTTCCGGGTCGCGGTCGCCAGCCGCGGCACGGGCACGCAAGTGTTCGGCATAGCGGGCCATTAGAGATTCCGCCTGCTCCTCGGAAATCTCGCCCTGCTTCTGCGCGGACAGAATGCAATTGTTGAATGCGCTCATTTGCACTCCCGGATCAGCGCGGCAAGTTTTGTCTCTTTCTCGCCAGCGCGCGCTGCCTGCTGTGCCGAAACCAGCGTCGGCGTGCCGTCGTCGCGGGTTATCGGGATTTTGTCGAGCGGGTCTTTCGATGACGCGGGCGGCGGCTTCACGCCTTCCGGCGGCGGTTCGGGCGGTGGCAACCTATCTCGCTCCAATTCCTCGGTTGTCCGCGCAATGGCCTGCCGGTTGCCGCGCTCCTCGATGGCCTCGGTGGCCGCCATCTGGGCCTCGTGGAGATTTTGCGGCTGAGCCTCGGCGACGCGGGCCGCGATTTCGGGGTCAGGCTCGGCGCGGCGCTCCATGTCGGCCAGTTTTTGCCGAAGGCCGGACAATTCTTGTTCAAAAACCGCACGCGGGCGCTCACCTTGGACCGTCGCCAATTGTTCCTCGCCCTGCTGAATGGTGCGGCGAAGCAAATCCATCTCGCGTTGATCGGCAGTGCGTTCAACATACGCCACCGCCTCGGGCGACGGCTGATTGACCGGATCGTCCGCGCGTTTCAGCGCGGCAGCGGTCAGGTCGTCGTGCAACTCTGGCGCCACATCGGCGGGCTTGCGCGGCAGGAATGCCTTATCGGCGTCGGCCATGTCCTCGCCCATGCGGACGGCGGCAGCCTGCGGCTCCTCGCTGCTGACCGCCTTAAGGGCTATTTCCGTGTCGCCGCGCTCCGGCACGCCGGCGAGGGTGCGCCGCACCGCCGCCTGGCTCGCCTCGTGGATACCGCGGAACGCCGCACCGGGGATCAGCCCGAACAGGAACGCCATGCCGACGTTCTCGATCGCGGGCATCACGCCAGACTTGGCGCCGATCTCCGCGCGCCATGCCTGCACGGCAGGCTGTTCGAGTGCCGAAATTCCGACGTTGTAGAGGCCCTGGAACACCGCCGAGGTCGCCACCCGCGCCACCGCCGTCTTGCCCACCGCCGAGGTCGGCCCGGCAAACAGCGAGCCGACGAATAGCGGGTCGCGGCGCTGGCCCCACATCGCGCCGCCGAATTGCGTGACGAGGCTCGTGGCCGGGTCGAGTTTCGGGTTCTTGCGCGCGGCCTCATATTCGTGCTCGGCGCCCTTGGCGATGGCGCGCGCCTCCTCGCCGATGTCGCCGAAGGTCAGCGCGTCGAGCTTGTCGGGATGCTTCTCGCGTAGTTGCGCAAGCTGCTGATCGAATAGCGCGGCCGGGTCTGTCCCGCTGTCAGGTTCGGCGAGGTCGCCTGCGCGCGCGCGTTCGATCATCTGCGCGGTCAGGCCGCCCCGGAGCGGATTTTGCAACTCGATGCCGGTTGCTGTCTTGATCGTAGCGATGCGCCGGTCGTAAGCCTGCTCGGTGGCGATATTGCCGGATGTGATGGTGTCGACCAGCATGGTTTGCCGCTCGGCCGACCGGAACAGATTGCCGTAGACGGCGGGATCGCGCGCGAGTTGGAGACCGATATGCGTGACCGCGGCCTGCGGCGTCGAAAACAACTGCGCAGCCGTCGCGAGATATTGCCCGTAGCTCGCACCCTCGTTCGGCTCGGCGAACGTGAGCGGGCCGTCATCGCGCTGCTGCATCAAATCGAACATCACCGCCCGCCCGCGTAGGCACCCGGCACGCGCTTGCGCAATTCCGGCTCAAGGCGGTCGAGATTGAGCACGAACGGCCGATTGTCGGCGCCCCTGATCCATTTCGGATCATCTGACGCCGGATCGCCGACCGCGAAACGATAGCCGCCGCGCACCGCCACCGGCACCGCGTTTTGCAACTCACGCGCGGTGGCCGTCTTGCCTGGCGCCATCTCAGGCGAGATCGGCATCAGCCGCAGATCGTCATCCTTGATCGAGCCGATGACTTCCTTGAAGCGATCAGTGCGGATTTGCCCCGGCACGATCACCTTGAAATTCGAAAACCAGTCTCCACCCTTCTTGTAAGCCGCCACGCCGCCGTATTGCGTCCCGTCAGGCGAGAAGGTCGCGCCAGCCGCCTCTTGCAGCGTTTTGTTGTAGGCGGCCTTGACCGAACCACCAGTGTCGATGCTCTGCGGGTCATAGCCGTTGCGCATGGCGCGCACCGCGAATGCTGTCTTGGCCGATTGTTCGGCGGCGCGCCCGTTATCCGGCACCATCAGGAAGGCGTCGCCGTACTGGTCGACCTTCCGATTGATCTCGAACTGATAAACCTTGTCGCTCGGCTTTTGCACCCAATGCGGCAATAGTTTTGCAGCGTCCGGGTTTTGCCGCAGCGCGGTTCCTTCTGCCACATCTCTTGCGAAAGCGGGCGAGCCGCCGCCGAATAGGTTTCCGGTTAAGAGCCCGCCGATGTGAGCAAGCGCGGGCGATTCCTTCGAAATCTCGCCCAACACGGCCGATGCGCGGTCGCCGAAGCCGTTGACCAACATGCTTGCGACTTCGAGCATTGGCTTCCCGCCCTTCGCCGCCACGCTTTCGATGATCGCGCGCTCGTCCGGGCGCAGATAGGACGGTGTCACCCCGTAGTGCGCCGCCACGGTCTCGGCGGTGGCGACGCGGGTCTGCATCTGCGGCACCGCGTCGGGCGCGGCGAAATCGATCGGCGTCACGCCGACGGCGCCGGTGCGGCTGGCCCAGCCCATCGGGTCGGACTTGATGCCCTCGCGCATGTTCTTGAGCAGCGTGGTGCCGATCTTGTGCAACCGCTGCATGTTTTCCGACGCGCCGTCCTCGCGCATGGTGCGGTCGAGATCATTGAGGCTGGCGTCGAGCTGCGCCGGGCTCATCTTCTGCCAGGCCGCGATCACGGGCTGCGCCGCCTCGACCTCCTGCAGCGCGCCGACCAGCGCCGGATTCTTGCTGGCGATCACGGCCTGCCGCACCGCTGCGATGCGCTCCGGCGTCGCGGTGTGGCCCTCCTCGCCCAGCCGCGCCAGCGACTTGATGTCCTCGGCCACGACCTGATCGACCGCCTTCTGACCGTTCACCCGCTGGCTGATGCTGCCGAGCAGTTGGTTGTAGGTCGAGTAGCGCACGCCCGGCGACAGATTGAGGGTCGGGTCGGTGCGCACCTTGTGCGCCTCGGCCAGCGCCGCTTCCAATCCCTTCTCGGCCTGGATTTTCCCGATGCGGTTGTCGAGTCCGGCGACATAAAGCTGCGACTGCAGCTGCGACATTTCGAAATCGATGCGCTGCTGCGGCAAGGCGAGGCGCGGGTTGTCGCGCAACTGGCCCCACAGCGCGCCGATCTTCTGCAAACGCTGGGTGTATTCCGGCGAGGTCTGGTCCCCGCCGGCTGCGATGGCGAACAACTCGTTCTTGGTGGTCTCGATCTGCGCCTGGATCGAATCCGTGGCGCGGTTCAGGTCGCGGGTCTCTTTCCGGTTGAGCAGCCCGCGATAGTTCTCGGTCGCGAGGCTGTCGATGGTGCGGCCGAGCGTCAGGCCGACATCGGGCCCGGCCGCCTTCTCGTATTGCCCGACCTTCTCCTGCCGATAGGATTTTGCCGCCTTGCGAAACCCCTCCGGGTCGTCCTCGAATTTCTTGCGCAGGTCGATGAAATCGTTGCGGGCGACGGCCTCGCCATCCGCCGCCGCCGCCATGGTGACGGCATGCTGATAGTGGATAGCGGCGTCGCCCACGATCGGCGGACGTTGCACCTGGACGTTGCCGGCTTCATCGCGCGTGACGGCCTTCAGGCCCTCGTTGTGGGCAAGCAGTTTCGAGACATCGCCGGTTTCCTTGGCGGCGTCGTTGAGCGTGCTGGCGAGTTCCAGGTACGGCGACGCGGCCTGCCCCGGCGAGACGCGCGGCTGCGGCGCCTGGACCTGCGGCACGGCGTTGTTGATGGTGGGGAGCTCGGCCATTATGCTGTAAACGCCTTGCCGACGCCGCCCGCGATCTTCACGCCGGCGTCGAGGTAGCCCATGCTGAGCGCGTAGTCGCCGGCATCGCGGAGATATTTCGCGCTGGCCTCGTCCTCGCTCACTTGGCTCTTGATCGACAGCAGCGCGGCGGTGCGCTGGCGGTCGGAAATCATGCTCTGGCGATCCTCGATCGCGGCCGTGGTCGGCGAGGTCGGGTCGATGTGCGACGCGGCGCGGATCACCTCGATGTTGCCGAGCGTGGTATTGAGATTCTCGCGCATCACAGTGTCGGTGAGCCCGGCCTGCAACTTGCCGAACGCCGCGGCGCGCTCGGCTCGCTCGGCTTGCATCTGGTCGGCGGCCTGCGTGCCCTGGCCCTTGGCGATCGACGAATAGGCCGACAGCCCGAGCGAGGCGATCGACAGCGGCCCCGCCGCGACGCCGCCGCCCCCACCGGCCGAGGGCGACACGTTCATGTTGCTGAGATTGACCGCTTCGCCCATGGCTACACCGTCGGCTCAAGGGTAATTTCGAGCACCGTCAGCGGGCCCGGGGTATCTTTTGAAAGCGCCCAGCGCGGATCGTGCGAGCGACCGAGCGGCCGGTCGCTATAGGACTGCTCGCGCAGCGGCGGCGGCTGGGTCGGGTCCTCGCCCTGATTCCAGGTGGTGATGCGGCGGATCGACATCACGGTGCCGTTGGCCGGGAGCTGCGGCCCGGATTGCCCGCTGTAGAGCCGCTGCATCACAAAGCCGCTGGAATTGGCGACGTTGACCTGCGCGCGCTTGATGCGGCGCTTTTTCATGCGCTGCTCTTTGTCGTCGCCGGCCGGCGACGGCGGGCAGAACGGCTCCAGCGTGGCGGTCCAGGCCTGCCCGACCACCAGATTGACGCTGGTGAAGTCCTCGCCGCCGTTGTTCTGCGGCACCAGGAAGCCGTTGGCGTCGATCACGTAGGTGCCCATCATGCGGGTGCCGAGCGGCCCGTCCATCAGGTCGACGGTGCCGCCGGCGAGCCACCACAGCGGCCCCTTGCCGCCCGGGATCGGCAGCCCGGCCGGCTGCGTGTTGTAGAGCTGCGAGCCGTCGAGATAGCGGCTGTCGTCGAGCAGCTCGGCGATCTGCACCGCGGCGATGCCGCCCGGCGCGTAGCTGGTGGTGAACAGGATGTTCGAGCCCTTGCACGAAACCCATTTGACGGTGCCGTTGCCGGTCCACGGCGTCCAGCCGATGGTGCCCTCGAGCTCGCCGTTCTTGTCGAGGCTGTATTTGCCGCAAATCACGCTGCCATCGGCGTTGAGGATGAAGGCGTAGCGCTCGGCGAAGCTGGCCGACGCCGTCATGATCGCGATGGCGGTGATGCTGGTGAACAGGTGCGCGTGCAGCTCGGTCAGGTCGTCGACCTTGTAGGCCCGGGTATAGGCGCCGAACACGCGCACCGCCTTCAACTGGTTGAGCCCGCCGGTGGTGTAGAGGATGAATTCGCCGGCGCGGCGCGGCTGCACCTGCCCGCACTCGTCCTCGCTGATCGCGTTGAAGCCGACCGAGCCGGGGCGCAGCGGGTTTGCTGGCGTGATCTGAATGTAATAGAGCCGGTTGTCGCAGAACACGAATTCCGAGGCGTCCAAGCCGGGGACGACATAGAGCACTTGGCTTTTGTTCGGCGCAATTTCAAAGATCGCATCGGTCGCCAAGCCATCAGTCGCAAACGCATCAGGATAGAAATCGGAGAAGTTGATCACCGCCGACCATGCAATGCCGCCCGGCACCGACGGGAAATTGCAAAATCCGAGCCGGTTCTGATCGACGAACACCGACGCGGGCCAGCCCTGATAGGTGTTCATCACCTCCTGATCCCAAATGACGGACGCCGCCGGCGCGGCATCGGCAACGGCGGTGGTAATGCCTACAAAATTGCCGCCATCGAAAACCTTGTCGGGTACAATGAAGCGGGCCGAGCTTGTCAATTCGACAACGCAGCTTGGTGCTGCCACCGAAATAACCTGACCTGATGCGCCGGACGGTCCGCCGCTGAGCACGTCTCCAACCGTCGGCGTATATGAAAACGCCGCGAACGTAAGTGTCTGCCGGTTGCTGGCAAATCCTTCGTTGAAAGTAGCGTTGCCGAGTACGCCGTTCGTCACGCTGTTGATGGTCATTTGCTTGCCGTTGAAGCGGATGCGCGTCCCGACCATGCCGGCGACCAGAACATTCGCCGAAAACGTGATGTTGACCGGGCCAGCCGTCCCGGCGACCGACATGGTGATGCCTTTCGGCGCCAGGCGGTAGAACAGCGTGCGCTTCTGGCTGCCGATGACCTGCTCGGCAAAATCGGCGGCAGTCCAGGTCGTCGCACCATCCCAGGTATAGATGCGCGGGACCATGCCGGCGAATGTGACGTAGATCGATTTGTCGTAGATCGCCCAGACCACGTTTTTCGCAGTCGCGGCGCTCCATGGCCGCACCTCGGCGAACACCGAGGTGCCGCTGGAATTGAGGATGTCGATCGTGCCATTGCCAAAATTGAGATAATAGGTCACGCCCGGCGCGATCAGGAATTCCTCGGTGCGCACGCTGGCGCGAAACAGCGCGCGCCGCCCCGAGCGGTTCTGCATGCCCTTGGTGTTGAGGATGCGGAAATTGGCGCCCTGGCGGACGCCGGCCAGCACCAGCGGATTCTTGTTGTCGCGCTTCGCCGCCGGATCGATCTCGCCGGCGGAAAAATCGGTTTGACCCTTGAGCTCCGAGGGCATCGGTCAGCCCCCTTCAGTCCGGCCAGCCGGAACTATCGTAAATCCCGCTCGGCCAATGCGGCCGGCGCACGCGGCGCGCCGACGAGATGCGCGAGCGCCAGAGATCGCGCTTCGGCTTCTGTTGGTCGTAGCGGGTGCGGGCGCGCTGCGCGATCGCCTCGGCGGCCTTAAACATCTTGTCGGCGTTGCCGGCGTCCTCGTGCAGCCCGCGGTAGATGCCGGCCATGACGTAGAGGCTGAGCGCGCGCACGAACAGCGGCGTGCCAACCACCGGATCGGCATTGTCCGATGAGGCGTATTTCATCGTCACGGCGGCGGGCGTAACCGGTGTGGCCGGTGGCGGCGGGCCGCCCTGCGCGTTCACCACCAGCTGGCCGTTCAGGATGTCGTACAGCGTCGGATTGTTGACCAGCGTGGCGGCTGGGTCGGTGGTGTTGAGATTGATCTTGACCCAGACGATGTGGATGAGATCGGCGGGCAGCGGATAGGCGGTGTCCCAATCGGTGTCGGCCGGCGCCGTCGGCGACGGAACGAGCGTCGCCACCTTGGTGCAGAAGCCCCAATTGTGCTCCTCGATCAGGACCGCGAGGCCGTCCTCATAGGCCGGCGAGCAGACGTTGTATTCGTCGGAGCCGTCCTCCAGGACCGCTACCAGATTGTCGCCGGTGATCGCCAGCGCGCGGTTGATGAGATCGAGCTTCGCGACGGGCCATTGAAAGGACATGCCGCGACGGTGCGCCGCCGGTTTTAGGGCCGCAACGCACCGCCAAAAGGACGGGCGCCGAAGCGCCCGAGTTTAGGGAGGCAGGCGTCTTAGCCCGGCTGGATACCCGGGCCAAGTCAGTCACGGCGCGAGCCGCGCCGTATATGGCGATCAGAAGTAGCCGAAAACGATGGTGACGTTGAGGTTGGCCGAGTTGCCGGCGGTGTGGCCGAGGATGAACAACGCCTGCTGGGCGGTCTTGGAGAACACCCGTTTGAGCAGGGCGACATCACCGACGAAGGTCAGGCAGTTGGCGCCGCAGGTCAGCGCCGAAACCACGTCGGCGGCGCCGGCCGTAGTGCCGATATCAATGCCGCCGGTCACCGCGTTGGCGGTCGAGTTGTCGACGATGATCTCGCGGATATAGGCCGATGCCGGCAGCGACGGAAGCGCAATCGATGTCGTACCGGTCAGGACGCCGGTGGTGAACACGAACGAGCGCAGCGCCGAGCTTTGCGTCAGGCCGGAGGCCGCGGCGTCGCCCATATCGGCTTGCGCGATGACGGCGCAGCCCTGATTGTCGAGTTGGTAGGCCGTGCCACTGGCGGCCGCGACCCAGCGGCCCGGCCCGGGTGCGGCGCCGACCGCGGCCGGGCGGCACATCACCGCCGAGGCGGCATCGGCCGGCGTGACCGGGGCGAGCAAAGTCAGCGCCAGCGGCGCGGCGAGGGCAAGACGGAGAAGGCGGATCATGCTTGTTTCCTCCCATAGACGGGATCAGGCGGCTCGGTATCGTCGGACTCGGCGTCGGCGCGGGCCCGCTCGTCGGCCTCAAGCTGCAACTCGCCTGGCTTGACGCCCTTCGGCAGGTCGAACTTGAAGCGATCGGGGTCACGCGCCAGCGCCTCGCGCGCGAGCAGCGTGGTGAATTCGACCCTGACCGGGCCGCGCTCGATCAGAACGTCCCACAAGTCCACCTTGCCGTTGGGCTTGATGTACTTGCGCGGAATGTGGGGCAGCGGCTTGTTCATGCCCGCGTTCCACCGGCGCGCGTCTCGGCGGCAAGCCGCCTTTGCCGCTCCGCCTCGGTCTCAGCGGGCGGACTGCGAAGGCGGGCGGCGCGCTCGGCGTCGGTCTCGGACGCCGTCACTGGTGCGGCCGGTTCGGTGTACGGCGCTCCGGCCTCCAGCGCGGCAAGTTCCTGATCGGCCTCGTGCTGTGCCAGTTCGGCGGCAGCGGCGGCTTCGGCTTCGATCGCCGCCTTCTCGCCCTCGCGGGACGGCACTTCGCCGGATTCCTCGGCTTTCTTGGCGGCTTCCTCGCGCTGTTTTGCAAGCGCGGCCGTCCTTGCCTCGGCCTGCTCCTTGTCGATGGCGGCGAGCTTTTCGCTTTGCTCCTTGCCGATTGCGGCAAGCTTGTCCCGCTTTTTCTGCTCGATCGCGGCGCGGGCCGCGGCCTTGTCGATATCGACCTTGGCAAGCGCGGCCTGCGCCGTGCCGTCCGGTGCCTGGCGCGTATAACGCTCCGGGTGCGCGGCGATGGCTTCGCTCGGATTGCCGACGATGATCTGCACCGGCGGGCCGCCGCCATCCGGCATCAAGTCCCAAATCTTTTCGGTCATGGCGCGGCTCCCTTATGGCTCGGGCAGGACGGCGACGAAGGCCTGGAAGGCGATCGATGGCGTGGTGCCGGCCACATCAACGTACAGTTTGAGGAATTCGTACTTGGTGTTGGCCTGCTCGGTGGCGAACATCAGCTCGTAGCGGCCGGTACCGTCGTCGAGGGTTGAGCTCGGAACCTTGGCGGTGCCCTTGCCCAGCGTCATTTCGGCGAGCACGCGCGGCGCCAGGAAGGTCGCGGCGTTGGCGCCCAGCAGCTTGAGCCGATAGAGCTCGTCGCCCGAGGCCACGTCGATCGCGGTCACGTCGATGACGACGATGCCGTCCATGCGGGCCTGCTGCGCCGGCGAGGCGCCCTGGTTGCCGCCGAGGTCGAGGATCGCGTCGGCGCCGCCAACCTGCGCGTAGCCGTCGACGGTGTAGGCCGCCGCGTTGTCGGACAGCAGAAGGTTGGCGTCGAAGCTATAGGTCCGGTCACCCATCTGGGGTCTCCTTGGTGTTCGGCGCCGTTACGCGACGATCGCGGCGTTGGTCCAGCTATCGAAGCGTTGCAGGCAGTACTTGTGCTCGTCGACCACGCCGCAATCCCACGACAGATGCGTGCGATAGGTGATGCCGTTCTCCAGCAAGCCTTGGTCGACCACTTCCATCGGCGCGAGTTGCAGGCCGCGCAGCTTGCCGGCGCCGAGCGCCATGATGTAGAGCGAGGCGGTGACGGCCGAGCCGCCGCCCGATGCCACCTCGTTGAACTGCAGCGGCGCCGGGTGATCGTCCTTGGGATAGCCCCACAGGAATTTCAGGCCGGCGTAGCTCATCTTGAGGCCGCCGACATCGGTCTCGCCGCCGCCACCGAACGTCTGCATGACGAAGCCGGTGAGCGCCGAGGTGCGCGCCGCCTGAATCCAGAGCGGGCGCGAATCGTAGGGCGCGAAGATGTGGGTCGCGCCGTTGACGAGGTTGATGGCCTGGTCGAGCTTGAGCAGCGACAGCGCGGCGCCGCCGGACGCGGCCGAGTTGTGCGAGGTGCGGCCGTACTTGCCGGAGCGCTGCTGCAAGCCGTTGAACACGCGCGGATTGGTGGACTGGTCGCCGGACACGAAGGTGGTGACCCAGAGCTGACCGAAGGCGGTCATGCCCATCTGTTCTTCGGTGGTGCGGCGTTCCGGCCCGTGCCGGCGGATGATGGCGCGGTCGACATCGATGTCGTGATCGATGATCGCGGTGTTCTCCTGCAGCGGCGTGATGGTGCCGTGCCCGGAGGTCGAGGTCTCGTTGATGCCGCGGAAGCCGGGCACCGGCAGGACGGCTTGCCGGTAGAACTGGAACACCGAGCCCTTGAGGCCCTCGAACGGCAGCGCGTCGTACACGTCGGCCGACTTCGCGAACATCTCGATCGGCACCTTGCGGATGTCCTCATTGGCGAGGCCCTTCGCATATTCGCCGACGGTGATCAGACCAGTGGCCATGATTTAGCTCCTTAACGTCCGCCGTTGATGTGCGGTTGCGGGAATTTCTTGGCGTATTCGTGCCGCTCGCCCGGGCTCATCGCGGCATATTCCTCTTGGCTTACCTTGCCCGGCGTGCGCTCCTCGCCGTGCTGCGGCGTGTAGGAGCCGGCGCCCTGGGTGCGGAAATTCGCCATCAGCTTCTCGATCGCCTCGACCTGCTGCGCGGTGTAGAGGAATTGCGTGAAATGCTTGCCGAGGTCCTCGCCGACCTGGGCCTTGAGCCAGGTCATCGCGGCGTCCATGCGCGCGGTGCCGGTGGCGCCGAGCTTCTGCAGCTCAGCGGCCTTGGCGTTCTTGATCGTCTCCATGGTGCCGATCTGGCCGGCGGCGTGCAGGTCGACCAGTTCGGAGAACGCATCCTGCGAGAGCTCGTATTTCTTCGCGAACGCGCGCGCCAACGGCAGGACCGGATCGTTTTCGTTCGGCTTGAACTCGACGCCCTGCGGCGCCTTGAAGTTCTTGGAAAGCTCGAGCTTGTAGTCCTCCGGCTTCTGCGGGAGCGTGAGCCGGCGCGAGTCCTCGGCGGCTTTGAATGCGACGTGGTCGTTGACGTATTTGGCGAGCGCGCCCTCGTCCTTGACCTTGCCGGCGGTGGCATCCCAATGCGCTTCTGGCACGTAGGCCGGGCGCTTGGCGGGCTCAGCCGCCCCGGGGCTTGAGCTCCGGGTCTGTTCGGATGATGTGGTCGCGGGCGGATTCGCGGCGGCTGACGCTGACGGGCTCGCGGACGCGGAAGACGAGGAGGCGCTCGCTGCGCTTGCCGCTGGATTTGCCGGATCGTCCGCCACTTTCGTCGATTCCCTTGCGCATGAGCCGCATCAGATCGTGCGCGAGACTGCGGCGGCCGAATTCTGCTCGCAACGCACCGTCGGAGGGGTCGGGGGTGGCGAGCAGCCCGATCGCGACCCGCTGCATGTGGCCGTACGCCACGGCGCCGGCGGGCGTGCGCGCGATGGCGTCCCAGGCTTCCTTGATCGCGTCGTCGTCGATTTCGTCGGTCATATCGCCGCCGGTGCACCGGCTCCCTGCGTCGGCGCCGCGCTCGGAGCAGACGGCTCGCCCGGCCGCTGGCGCCCCATCACGAGCTGCTTGATCTGGCCGAGCGCATTCTCAACCTCCTCCGGATTGCGCATCTTGAGCAGCCCGGAAGTCCGCATCTTGGCGATGAAGGCCTGCATCGTGAGCTTGCCGTCGATCCAGAGCTTGAATTCCTCCGGGAACATCTGCCCCATGATCTGCGCGCACTGTACCGCGGTCGCGATCTCCTGCTGCTCGGCGGCGCGCTGCGTCGGATTGTAGGGCTGGGTCGAGACCATGCGGCCGGACTTGTCGGCCACCGCCTTGATGGTGCCGGCCACTTCAAGCAGGTACTTGAACCGCAGGAAAATCCGCATCGGGCCTTCCCGCCAGAACGAGTAGCCGGCGGTGCCGATGCGGCGCTGCATCCGCGCCAACTCGTCGAGCCATTGCCCCAGGGTCGGCGGCGTGTCGCCGGTCTGCTCGGGGTGGTCGCAATAGAACGTCTTCTTGAGCCGGTGCTCCTTGCGGTCCATGTCGACGATGGCGGGGTCGATCGACGGCTGCTGATAGATCGGGCCGAAGTCGGGACCGCTGCCGGGCCGCGTCGGATAACCCTTGCCGGCCTCCAAGCCCTGCTCGACGTTGGTCACGCCGTCGTCGGGATATTTGATCGCCGGGTTTGTGGCGCGCTCCACCGCCTCGGGAATCTGCCGCTCCCACTCGTCGACCTGGCGCAAGGTCGGCAGGCCTTGGATCATCGGCCCGATCGCCCACGGCCAGTCCGCCGACGGGTTGAAGCGCATCACCAGGAACGCGCAGCAGCCCTCGCCTTTGAGCACCGCGCTGTCGATCAGCTTTTCGCCGATCATGATGACGTGCTGCCAGACCTCGTCGCTCACGTCCTCCCACAGCCGCCACCAGCCCCAGCGCACTTCGGTGCGCTCGGCCGGCTTGGCCGCGATCTTGGCCTTGAGCTCGGCGCCGACCTTGGCCCAGGCACCGGGCCCGACCAGCTTTTGCACGTAGGAATTGCGGGTGTATTTGACGATGAAGCGGTCGTCGTTCTCGCCGTCGGGGCCGAGGTTGATCTCCATTTCCCGCATCGGCACGGCGAGCACCTGGATCGGCTGGCCCGGCCGCGGACGGTCGATGAACAGCCCGGTGCCGGCGATGGCGAGGTCGGGATTGAACGCCTTGGCGATCTCGGAATAGAAATTCGACGCCCGGATCGCCTCGAAAATCTTCTTGTCGGCGGCGCGCACCTCGTCGGCGACCGCGCTGAACGCGTCCTCGCTGACGCCCTCGCCGGCCTTGCGCTCGCACCAGTTCTGCGCCTCGGGCAGATAGGTGTTGATCACCTCGGTGGTGAAATCGGCGCAGAGCTGGAATGCCAGGTCGGTGTTGAGCTCGGGCGCGTCGAACATCGGCGTGGTCGAGGGCTGCGACTGCGAACTGATCTGGCGCTGGCGGTCGGGCGCGGCGAAGAAATAGGCCTCCTTGTAGTCGACCACGCGCACGTTCTTGCGTTGCTGCGCCTCGTGCAGCCGGTCGTTGGCCTCGCGCTCAAGCGTATTTTCGGGCTGCGCGGGCGCCGGCTGCTTCGCCATCACGCGGTCCTGGGCATGGTGCCGGCGCCGGCCATGGCGAGTTGCGCGCCGTAGCGCGCGAGGATGCCGGCATTATCGCCGGAGGTCAGCGTGCCGTAGCGGGCTGTCAGCGAGGCGGTGTCGCCGCGCACGCGCGCCTGGATGGCGTCGATATCCTGCTGCTTGCTGTCCGCCATGAGTTGCGCATAGGCGGGGTCAAGCGCGGGCTGTCGATATTTCGGGGCGTCCATCGATGGCCTCGAACGGCGTGGCACCGTTTCGAAGGCACTCTGCGAAAAAGGCGTCGGGCCGCAACGCACCACCGGGAACGCCGGTCAGCCGGCGCATCGCCGGCACGCACCAGCCCAGCACCGGCAGGCGGCGGACGCCGTCGCGGCGCGGCGCAATCCGCAGCACGTCGGCGTGCTCGATCCATGTCCTGATCACGGCATTGGCCGGCGCGCCGTCGGCGGCCACGAACACGTCGAAGCCGCGCAGCCCGATGTCGACGAACTGCCAGACATGCAGGAACGGCACATAGCCGTAGGCGCGCACATGCTTGTAGCGGCCGAGCGCGAGATGCGACCACCACGACAGCGACTTGCGCTCGAATACGAGATTCCAGATGAGGGGTTGCGAAATCAGCGGGCCTTCGACGACGCGGATCACGCCGTCACCCTCCGCATCGATTTGCGCTTATAGACCTGCACCGGCCCGACCTGGTCGAACGGCGCGCGCCCCATCATCCGGCGACCCTCGCCCATGCCGAGCGCCAGATATTGCAGCGCGTCGGCCGGATTGGAATAGGGGCCCTTGTTGGGCTTCAATATCCCGGTCTCGTCCTTCTCATTGAAGTAGCGGCCGGCCATCGCGACCTTGAGCTTGAAGCATTTCGGCGACAGCACGAACCGCGGGCGACCGTCATACATCTCGCCGAGCAGCGCCGCGACCGCGCCGACGCGGGTCTCGATCATGTTCTGCTTGAGGTTCGGCGGCGCGCGCACCTTCATCCCGTGTGCCTCGAAAATCTCGTAGGCGGTACGCTCGTCGTTCTGGGTCCTGTCCTGGCCCTTCGGGTCACCCCAGAATTGGATTTTATCCAACGGTGTCGTCGGATAGTTCAGCGCGAGCCAGCGCCTCACTTTCGGCGCGAACGTCACTGCGCCCTCGTTGTGCCCGATCAATTCGTTCTGAATGAGCGCGCGCTGGTTGATGCTCTGGCCGGCGATCGCGGCTGGCTGGCGGCCGAAGTCGAGCCCGACCGCAACGTCATAGTTCGGGTTCGGCACCAGCACGTCGCGCGATACATGGGTCTCGACGCGGAACATGGGCCAGACCGGCGATCCCTCGACCACCAGCACCACGCGCACCATCAGGCGCGAGTCGATCCAGGCCTTGGTCTTGCCGATGATCTGCTTGGAGTAATAGTCGGGGTCGAGGTTCTGAATATTTTCGGCGTGCGGATTGACCTTGTAGCCGGTGACGCGGCCCTGCTGGTCCATCTCCTCGATCAGCGCCGGCGGCTGCAGGTGAAAGCCCCATTCCTCCGGCCATTTGCCCAGCGCCGCGGCGTCCTCGTCGGTCAGGCCAGGCGGCAGGTCGACCTGCCCGGTCATGATGGCGAGCCAGTGATCCTCGTCCGGCGCATTGGCGTCGGCAAAGATACCGCGCCAGGTGGCGCCGCCCTCGCTGCGCGGCGGATAGCGTAGCCGGCTGTCGGCCTCGTCGAAGATCGCCTTGTCGATGTATTGCAGTTCGTTGAACACGATGCCGGTGTATTCGGTCGAGCGCAGCTTGCGCACGTCCTCGGGCTTGTCGAGCGCCAGGAAGTCGATCTCGATCAGGATGTCGTCCCAGCGCAACCGGTGCGACGGCGGCACCGACCAGTTCATCTTGCCGTAGACGTGCTCGGGCGCGATCTCGTTCCACGTCCGAATCGTCGAGCGTTTCAGGTCGGGATATGAGTTGCGCACCACGGCCCAACGGGTCTTGCGCAACTCGTCCAGTGTCGACGGCCGCTGCTGCTGGGCATGCCGCATCAGCCGCGCGAACAGGCCGTGGGTCTTGCCGGAACCGAGCGGGCCTTCGATCACGTCGACGCCGCGATCCGACATGATGAAGTCGCAGAGCTTGGTGCCGCCCTGGACCTGGAAATGCCGGCGCGGATCGTCGGGGTCGGTCACCTCAGTCGTTCCAATGCGGCTTCATCTTGCGCAGATGCTTTTCGATCTGCTCCTCGGCGAAGGCGCTGGCCGGGCGAACGACGAGCTTGGGTGCGGCCGGGTTCTCGTAATCGACCGTGGCGTCGAACCAGACGCCCTCCATGATGTCGCGCCCCTCCTCGTCCTTCTGCGGTTTTTCGCCCGGCGCGCGCTCCAGGCGGATGGCGCAGCGGCGGCCGCGATCCTTGAATTCGGCGCCCCAGGTCTGGAATTGCGTCTGGTAATGGACCAGGAAGGCGTCGGGTATGCGCTCGAACACCACCGCCACCGGAACATTGCTGTTGGCCCAGCGGCGCGCCGCCACCGCGCGCGCCGCCCTGATCTGCGGCAGGCGATCGGTGTGCTGCTGAATGATCTCGATGTCGAAGCCGGACGCCGGCGAAATCACCAATTTCACCTTGTCGGCAGATTCCTGGCGCGGCTCGCACATGACGGTCGCGCGCTCCACAAAGCCAAGGTCGAGCACGCTGTCGCCGGGCACGCGCAGCAGCTTCAATTCAAGCACCGGCCCGATGCTCCGAAAATTCGCGGCCCAATCCAACAGCTCGCGGCGGTAGGTCTCGACGAACGCCGGCGGTATTTTGTGGAATTCGACGGTGTCGTTCAGTTCCGGCATCAAGCCCTCACTCATTCACCGGCATGAATTCGACCGAGACGCGCGCGTAGGCGGCGACCTCATACGGCGGCTCTGCCCGTTTCTCCGGCAGGCACCATTCCGCGCGCAAGGTGACAATGCCGTCTTTGTAGATCGGGATGCAGTCAAGAGCCGCCGAAAGCTGCGCTACGACGGATTTTGGGAGATTGGCAGCGTTGCGGGCCAGCACAGCGCGTGCATGGGCCTCATCCCGGGCGTTGTGAGAAAAACGGCCGCCGTTCATGTCTCACGCTCCCGACGAATTCCCTGAGCCGGCCAAAGGGTCGTTGCTCAGAAGCTTCAACTTCGCCTCCACGTCGTCCAGCCCCTTCTCGGCCGCGGCCAGGATGCCCTCGTGCGGCGCGAACACGGCGTTGGTGCGCCCCTCGATCGCCGTCTCCCGCGCGATCAGCGCATCCGCGCGCTCCTCGATCTTCGCCGTCGCCCGCTGCGCGACACCGGCGGCCCGCGCCAGCTTCTCGGCCAATCGATCCGTCATGCGCGCACCTCCGAATTTTTCCACCGCCTCGGCGCAAACCGCATCCAGGCGCTCGGCCGCCGCCGTCCGAAAGGGCCGCGCGTCACCCGATGCCGGCGCCAGCCGGTCGCGATGTGGTCTTTCATTTCCGCACCTTCACCATCCGGTCCAGGTCCAAAATGTGGCGCGCCGCGTCCAGGAACGCGCGCACCTTGACATCGTCGCCGCGGCCCAGCCGGTTCATCGCCAGCACCACGAGCTCGCGCGCCAGCCCGTTGTAGTAATCGGGCTCGACCGGCGGCGCCGGCGGGGCATAGTTCCGAACCTGGTCCGCCGTGTCAGCCATCAGCCCCCTCCCCGCTCAACCGGTCGACCAGCGCCTTGCGCACGAACCCGCTCTCGCTGCGGCTCTCCCGCGCCGCCGCCGCCCGCACCGCGCGCCGCAACTCAGGCTCAAGCCGGATCGTGACCCGCTCGGTGCGCAGCTCGGCCGGGATGTCGTCGGGGAAGGCCGCGGTGTCGGTCATTCGTCGTCCTCGGCCCGCAGCTCGTGACGGACGCCGAAGCCGATGGCGTCCTTGGGCTGGGGCTGTTGCAGGCGCGGCGTCTGCGGACCCACGTTCGGCGTGTTCCAATAACCGCGGCCGCACGTTCTCTCGCGGCGGATCGGGCGCTTGCTCGGATGCTCGGGACGATCAACCATCCCCGCACGATGCAGATGTCAGACAACCGTCGCAACGCACCGAGCGACAGGCCGTGCACCGAATTTTTCCGGAAATATCCGGGCCCCAAAAAAATCAGGCCCCGGAAGAAATGGGCGCCAGTTGCGTGAGCGACTTACCAGCGGTCGGAGCGCGCGCCGATTTTCCCCCCGCCCCCACCCCCGGGCGGGGCCTCGTTATCAGCCTGATAACTGTCTGCATCGAGCGTTTTCAACGTCTTAGGCTCGATCTGTGCTTGATGCGCACTTAAGGTGCCGCCGCCGCTCGGACTGATGATGTTGATCACAAAGCCTGGCGACTGGTGCCGAGCGCCTGCGGATTGTTGAACGTCTTCAAGCTGTTCGAGCGCCTTGACGGCCTGCACCCGCGCCATCTGGTTGGTGGTCTGGTCGCGAACCTCGGCAAGCGTGTGAATGTTTCGCGCTCGTTCGCTGGTTCGCAACACCTCCAACTCGCTGAGATAGAACGCGCGCACGGGAGGCTTGCGCAGAGCCTTGTAGAGACCGTGTTCGCTGATACCAGCCTTTTCGGCTGCCTGCTTGCGTGGGAGCGCGTCCCACACCATGGCGTTGATGGCGTCACGGACCTTGCCGGTGATCTTGACCGGCTTAGGCTCGTTGGTGCGCTGGTGAGCTGGTTGAACAGCGGGCAACTGCGAAGCTTGTGTGACCTGCACTGCGCTTGCTCGCCTTTGCTCGCTTCGCTGGTCCTCGGTCGCTTTGCTCCCTGCGGAAGGAAAAGAGCGCGGGCGCGATGCGGGACGCGCGATGGATTGCCCGAATGTGTGGCTTGCTCGCAACGCACCGTTTGCAAATCCGCGCGGTTATTGGGCTTTAGACGCGCATCTCCGCTGCCCTAATTGATTGCTTGACACGCGACATGCGATTTTACACTTGTCAAAAGATCGCATTCGTGTATTTTGACATTTGTAAAGGCGATTGGCGTCGCCTTCTAACCGCTAGGAGATACCCAGTGGCGCACGTAAGAATCACCGATCGATCCGATTGCATCGTTCGCATTCGGCACAAGGCTACCGGCAACCGCTTGGCGATCTACCGCGACCACAACGCTGGGCGGCGCGCGGAAATCAAGTGGTATCGCGTGTTTATGGTCAATGGCCAGCGCATTTCGCATAGCACGATGGTCGCCAAGGTCGCGGAGGGCTGGATAGCCGATGCGTTGGCGCCATCAGACGAATTCGAGGCGCTGCCTACCACCATCTAACCATCAGCCCCGTTGGCGCGGGGCAAACCGCTAGGAGCTTCAAATGATCAAGATCAGCAAAGGCTTTATCACCGTCGACGGCAAGCGCGTGGGCGTCACGTACCGCGCGGGCCCGTGGATTGCGGGCGTCGATCCTGCCACCATTAAGATCAGTCCAAAGCGCTACAGCTTCCCGGCTGAGGTCCGCGCTGCGTTCGCCATCGAGAACAACAGCGACGCGCAAACGGACTACTTCGAGCGTGATTGCATCCGGCTTGTGCCCGGTCATCCGCTTTACGATCAAGTAAAGGCGGTGGTGTCATGAGCCGCCGACGGTTCCACTTCCTCGATCGCATGAACGAGGGGAAGGCCATCGCCGCGGCGCGCCGCAACCGTGGTCTAGCCGTGGGCTGCCATGTGTCCTGGCAACGCAAGCGGTCAGACGAGGACCCGGAAGGCGGCGCCTGCCCGTTTGCGGTGATCGCGGCCGATGCCAAGGCCCGATATGCTGACGTAAAGGCCGCGTTTCGTTTCGACGTGTGCGGCGATCAATGGGAGGGCTTGTGATGCTGCCTGGTCAACAGGAGTTGCCGCTGGGGCCAAACGAATGCCCCACGTGCCGCAAAGACATGACGATCCGCGCCGGCGGCGTGTATCGCTGCGAGCGGCCAGCGTGTCCTTATTGGCGAATTGGGTTTTCGGATGCTTCACCACAAAAGCCCATGGATATTGGGCTTTTCAGCGACGACTCGGCGCAATCCGATCTCGTCGACATGGCGCGCAAGCGATGAAAAAGCGGGCCCGGGATTGGCGTCCCGGGCCCATGTCACCACGGCTCAACAGGGCCCGCTAGGACACCGAGGAGCGCACGCGATGACAACACAGGATATCACGGAACGCGCGGCCTTGTCGCTCCTGGCCCAAGGCATGGCGTCCAAGTCCGAGGTCGCGGAGCTCGCCGGCGTGTCGCGCCAGCTTGTGGGCTATTGGGCCAAGCGCGACGGCATAGCGTGCGAGCGGATGCGCAAGGCCACGCTGCTCAAGATGTGGCGCAAGGCCCTTGCCGAGCATCGGCGTTAGTGCGCCTTTTGCGGCCGCACCCCTACAGTTTGCCATCCTTGCGCATCTGATCTTCGATGGCCTTGCGCTCAGCACTGCTCAGCCGTCGGCCTGCATTGGCTGGTCCGATCTTGCTGCCCTTAAGCGCGCGGATGTGCGATGTCTGCAAGCCCCCGAGGCCGCGCAGTTCGCGGCCGAAGTCCTGCACGCGCGTGAACCGTTTAAGCTTGCTTTGTCGCATCAGTTCCGCCCCCAGCGCGCCCTTGCGGCCTTGCGGGCGATCTGTTTGCGCCGGCGCGGCGTGAGATTGTGAGCCCGCATGTTGCCGCCGCGCGGCGCGATCTTGCGCAGAAACCGCTTGCTCATCATGCGATGCTTGCCGCGACCGACGCTAACGGCAAGCATGCCGGGCTTCACGCGGCGTTTTTCCAGTTTCGTCCTGATTCGAACCTCCTCAACCAGGACCAGCTTGGCGCCCAGCGCGCCGATCAGGGCATAGCGGGACATGCCGCCAAACCGCTTGATCTGGCGTGGCGAGAGGAGCTTTGAGGCGTAGCCTGGCGTGAAGCCGGCCTCGCGGTCTATGGAATCGCGCGTCACGTCAAGCGTGTCGGCCTGCGCCCGCAGCGCGTCCAGCAACCCTTGATCCGACGTGATCTCGGCCAGAACCTTCATCCGTCACCGCTTGCGCCGCGGTGCCGGCGGCTCGGGCGGCCAGCTCAGCGCCATTTCGTATTCGAGCAGTTCGGTGACGAGGTCGAGCAGCTGTGCCCGGTCGAGCTCGTCCACCGGGATGCCGTCGCGGTACGCAAACCCGGCGGCGTCGATGTAGACGATGCGGCCGATCGGCTGGGGCCGCGCGGTGTTGAGCTGCGCCTCAATGGTGATGGGCCCTTCGCGCCAGAACACCCGCTCGGCTGAGGTTGCCGTGCACGTGACCAGCGCCAGCAGCGCGAGAAGGACGGCGGGAATCATGGCTGGGTCCCCGCTTGGTCGACGCTCTGGCGCTGGTACAGCCGCTCGAGATCGGCGACGGTGACGCGGCGCGCCGACGGCGCCTCATCCCACCACAGCGATGTGACCCAGATGCCACCCTTGGCATTGTCGTATCGCCACTCACGCGGATTGGCACTGGCGGCGCGCTCCACCATCTCGGCATAGCGTTCCGAGGTGGTGGGCACGAACAGCTGCGCCCAAGCGCCCGGCGAACTGTCGATGGGCCGCATGCCGCGGCGGAACGTGGTGCGGCCCAACTGCGCGTAGCTGCGGAACCGGTTTGCGCGCTCCTGTGCATCGTCGCAGGCCTCCACCATTTCGGCGATCGCCGGCGGGAATTTCGAGCGCCGCTGAACGCCGGTGACCGGGCTCGTCACCTCGCGAATGATATCGTCGGAATAGCGTTCCAGCACCATGCCGAGCTGCAGCAAAAAGCTGTCCGGATCGGCGAAGTCATCCCTTCGATATGAGCCGAACACCAGCTTGGCTTGGGCCGAAATCCAGGCTGAGCGGCTTGGGTCCTTCTGAGCCCGGGACGTAGGCTCGGGCGGCTTCGGTCCCGCCGAAGTGCTCGATTGCTCGGTCGGCCGCCGCCAAAACTGATCGCTGCTGTCCATTGGATTCCACCGTTGCGGGCTGGTCGTCCCAGCGGCCCTGGTTGAGCCACGTGGCCGGATTGCACCACGGGCGGTCATCGGTTTTGCGGATGTAGCGATCGAGCCCGGCCATCAGGTTTTCGATGGTCACGGCGCCCGATTTTCTCACGCGCTCAAAGGCTTTTTCGGCGTCGCGCTTGCCGACCTTGTTCGGAAACAGCTGCCAGAATGGATCGAAGGGGAAGGCGAGCGCGATTGCGCGCGGTTCTCCCCTTTCTTCTGATTCTTTTCTTTGTGGTTGTGACTGTGAAGGTGAAGGTAAGCCCGCGCGCGCGTGTGTATCCAATTGCTCTGCATTTGCAGGTGCACTTGCTGTGCTTTTGCTGTGCTTTTGCTGTGCAGATGCACGCCGTTTGTTGGAAATGTCGGAGGCCCTTGCAAGCTCGGCGTCGATGCGTTTGTGCTTCCATCCCTCGTCAAAAAACTCGGAAATAGTGGGTTTTGCAGCCGCCCATTGCCGATCCGACATGCGCGCGATGCGCGCCAGCTTGCGGTCGTCGTCGGGCAGACCGTCGTTCAGCCAGTAGTGCATGATGATGTGCAAATATGCGCCACTCTCAGCCGCACTCAGATGCGCGGTGTCGGCGAGATAGTCGGCGACGTAGAGCGGCATCCAAGGACGGTTCATGCGGCCTCCCGCGCAGGCAGATAATCCGCGTCGCGCTCAAGCTTGGCGCGGCATGGCGGAATCCATGCCAGCCGCGTTTCCTTGACCGGCTCGACGGTCCAGACCAGCCAGCAGTAGGCTGTCGCGGTCGATGCGACCTTATCGAGCCTGCCTTTCACCATCGGCACGCGCTCGACGAACTGCGCCATTAGGGCGGGTGGTCGATCGCGGAACAGGCTCTCGTACCGGCCGACGCTTTCGATGAAGACGCTGCGCACCAGGATAGCGACGCCGCGCGAGGCGATTTCAAGGCCGCGATGCACGAATTGCTCGGCCAGCCGGAAGGGCGGATTGGTGATGATCCACTCCGGATACGGCATGATTTCCGGATGGATGTAGGGTTGCAGGAAGTCGTGCACGACGTGGCCGGTGCCGTAGTTGTGCACGTCGGATGCCCACACCGGCGCGCCGTATTCCACGATGGCGCGTACCATCGATTCGTTGCCACAGGCGGGCTCCCACACCGGCAGCGCCACCACGTTGATGCAGTACTCGAACAGCGCGCGGGTCGCCCACGGCGGCGTCGGGAAAAAATCCAGGCTATCGTGCGGCTCGGCACGCTGCGCCATGACCGCATGTGAGCGGTTCTGGGCCATCACGCCGCTTCCTTCGCCGCCAAGGTTTCACGTCGCACTGCCTGCATTTTCTTGCGCGTTTTCCACGCCTTGATGGAGGCGGCGCGCGAGATCGCGACCGAGCGCGGGCGGCGTTGCTTACGCTGCATGGCCACGCAGCAGCCCCCATTGTTCGAGCGTGGCGAGCGCGCGGTCGAGTCCGTGCGCGATGCAGCAATAGGCGCCGGCCGCTTCCATCTGCGCGACGGCTTCCAGTTGTTTCGGTGTGGGCCGCCCGCCGTCGGCTTTGAGTTCGAGCCCGTAGACGCGGCCCTGGTGGATGGCGATCACGTCGGGCACGCCGGCGCGCACGCCGAGCGATTTCATGATCGCGGCCTCCACCGGCTTGCGGTAGCCGCCGTTGGGCACATGGAATGCGAACACGCCTGGCGCCGCGCGCTGTCTCAGGTGCGCGAACACGGCGCGCTGCAGGGCTTGTTCCGGCCGTTGTCGGCGTGCAGGCACGCGCGCTGCTCCATCGGTAGGGCTGGACGCAACGCGACAGGAACTAGGCGACGATCTCGACGACGATCGCCGCTACCGCACGCGCGGAGGGCTTACGCTTGCCGTTGATGTAGAAGTTGGCCGCGCGCTTGCTGCATTTGGCGCGCTTGGCGAGCTGCGCGGCCGGGTCGTCCGGCCACAAGGCGAGAACAATTGTTCCGAACGCGCACGATTGTTCCGCCGCGGCTGTGGACCGCCGCGGTTCCGCCGCACATGATTCGAGCATGACCCGACGCTCCCGACGCTACCAAAGTACCGACTTAGGCCTATTCCTTCACGGTTTCGTGTGTCCCCATGATTCACCGTCACGCCCGCGCGCATGGCAGGGCAGCGCTTGCCCGGAACCAAAGATGTGCAACGATGGCCGCGCCATTTTCCCGTTGAGTGCTCCGGGAGGGCGCCGTGGGAATAGTGCTGCAGTTCCCCGATCACGCGCGGGCCTCGGCGGGTGTTGGCGCGTCGGGGCCCGGCAGAAAATCGTCCGGCGTGACATCGCCCGCGGTCGCCGCAGCGATCTTCTCGGCAACGTCTCGGGATGGCCATCCGCTGCCGTCGCAAAGCGACGTGATCCAGCCGGGTGTGACGCCGATCTCCCGCGCAAAATCAATGCGCTTGATCCCCTTGGCCTCTAGATACTCAGCGAGCCGCATGGTGGAGGGTTTTAGCCCAAATGAAATTTCTGCGCAAGTGAAATTTCATTCCACATGTGTGGATATGCCCCCATCGCCTCGGCCAAAATTCGCTATGCCTAAAAGGCGAATCGAGCAGAAGGTCTTCCCCCGGTTTAAATCCTCGCCGCGTCGCCCAACTTTCATCCGGCAGTGGCGCAAACACAGAACCCTCACGCTAGAAAAGCTTGCCGCGCGCGTCGATATGTCGGTCGGGAACCTGTCGATGATCGAGCGCGGGGAATATGGCTATAGCCAAGACACGCTTGAGGCCCTTGCCGACGCTCTCCAATGTGAGCCGGCCGACCTACTGATGCGCAACCCCCTGGATTTGGAGGCTCCGTGGTCGATTTGGGAAAGCCTCAAGCCAAATCAACGGAAGCAGGCGATCCGCCTCCTCCGCGCCCTGCGAGAGGACGAGGTCGCCTGAATTGGGATTGGCTCCTGTTCTTCGCAACCCCACTCGGGGTTGCATCAATTGCAACTTTCTTGGGATGGTTGTTTTTCGGGTGAAAAGGCGTGGAAATCGCAATCTATTGATGCTATTTGGACTTTGGCGCGCGCCCGGCGGGACTTGAACCCGCGACCTGGACCCTTCGAAGGAACCGCTCTATCCACCTGAGCTACGGGCGCGCGCCATTTCTCTCATACTGAAATACCGTCGCAACGCACCGCGCTGACTGGCGTTTTCACTCCATCTAAAATTTCGCTTGCAATGAAATTTCACTTGCGCTAAAAGTATGCCTCCTCAAATCGGGAGGCCGCCATGCAGACACTTCGCTGGGAACGGGTCAGGGCTGGGCAATGGCGCTTGGTGGACGAGGCGCGCGCCGTCTGGGCCGACGTAGCGCGCTACATCGACGAGCGC